TTGAGGTTATGATTTACAAGGGTAAGAATAAGATTGAGGGTGGTATGAAAGATGTAAAAGTTGTGGCACAAAAAATCTATGATATTCTTAAAAAAGAGGGTAGAGAAATTACAGTAAGTAAAAAAATCATTAAAAAATATAATTTGGGTTAATATTTATGTATATGGATGTTAACATACACATATATCTCAAAAAATTAAAAGACTTTTTTAATAATGATAAGGAAGCGTATAATGATATATTTGGTAAAGAAAAAGTAGATATGGATGAGTTTTATAAAATGGTCGCTGAAAAAGCGACCATTAATATTAAAAAAAACGGAGACCCTATATTATCTGGAAATGAAATGTTAGCGATTATCGCAGACCTGGCTTTTAAAGAAATATCAAAGGAAATGCAACTAGAACACCTAACTAAGACAAAAAAAGAAATGGATAAAATATTCATAAATTCTAAAGATGGGTTCCCACCGATATGTTTAAATTAAAATAAAGTTACTTATTGACAATATTTTTAAGTTTGCTTAAATTTTAATATGGCAAAAAATATAGAACTACCACCTACTAAATCACTATTAGAAAAATACCAACCATTACTAATGGTAAAATTATCCAGTCCAGCAACTATTAGGTTAGGGAGTGATATAGAAAAATTTGCTTCTGATATTCGGGAAAAAAGTGGGTATGAGGTTATAGTATTTCCTAATGAAGAAGAAACAGATATAAAGTTAGTTAGTATCTGTGAGAGTGAATCGGTAGACATAAGTAAACTAAAAGACTATATTTACACTAAGTATAAATCACCAAGTATACAAGAAACACCCTTTACTAAGATTAAAGATATAATTAAAAAAAGAAAATAAAGTGAGTGATAAAGAAACACCAACACACGACCCTCAAACAGGAGAACGTAATTCTCATTACGAAGAATTGACGGGAAACTCAAATCCAGATTTTCCTTCACAACAAGATATTATAGAGTTTAATAGGAAAGAATATAGAAAAAAAGAGATGGTAGACCACCCAGACCATTATGGGGGTGAAGACAACCCTTACGAAGCTATTAAAGTTATAGAAAAGTGGGGGTTAGGTTTTAACCTAGGGAATGCGGTAAAATATATCTCAAGAGCAGATAAAAAAGGTAAAAGATTGGAGGATTTAAAAAAAGCAAGTTGGTACATTAATAGACAAATTAAAATAATAAAAAATGAAAGGAAAAATTAATACAGACAAAGGAACTATGGTGGTAGAGTTCTATGAAAAAGACGCACCAAAAACAGTACAAAATTTTATAGGTTTAGCAAAACAAGGTTACTATAACGGTTTAAATTTCCATAGAGTAATTCCTGGGTTCGTAGCTCAAGGAGGTTGTCCGAATGGAACTGGGGCTGGTGGTCCTGGATATAAAATTGATTGTGAGTTAGGTGGTGGTAATCAGTACCATGACAAGGGTGTTCTATCTATGGCTCACGCTGGTAGAAATACTGGTGGGTCACAATTCTTTCTATGTCATAATAGACAAGGGACACAACATTTAGATGGGAACCATACTTGTTTTGGTAAAGTTGTTGAAGGTTTAAATATTGTAGACCAGATACAACAAGGAGATAAGTTTAGTGTAGAGATAGAAGACTAATGAAAACCAGACTATCTAACAATGTAGGAAATACCCCACTAATACCAATAACTATTGGTAGATACACTGTATGGGGAAAAGCTGAGTTTATGAACCCTAGTGGTTCGGTTAAAGATAGGATGGCAACATACATTATTAATAACGCAGAGAAATTAAAATTAATAAAACCAGGTAGTACTATATGTGAAGCAACTTCGGGTAATAGTGGCATATCATTTGCGATGTTGGCCGCGGAAAGAGGGTATAATATAGTTATCATTATGCCATCTAATATGTCTGAAGAAAGAAAAAACATGTTTAAAATTTACGGAGCTAAACTAATAGAAGTTGGTGAAGGAGATTTTGATGGAGCAATTGCGTTAAGAGACGAGATGTGTGAAAAAAAGGGTTGGTTTAACTGTAACCAGTTCCACAATAAATTAAACATAGAAGCACATTATCTTGCTACAGGACCAGAAATATACAACCAATTTAAAGACGCTAACGAACTCATAGAGGATATTCCTGATGTTTTTGTAGCTGGTACTGGAACTGGTGGTACACTTATGGGTATTGACAAATTTTTAAAAGAGATGTGGCCTAAGATAAGTACAGTAGCAGTAGAACCAGCAGAATCACCGGTAATGTCTGGTGGTAAACCTGGGTTACATGGGATACAAGGAATTGGTGATGGTAGTAAATTTTTAGTGGACTTAGAAAAAGTTTCGGAAGTTAGAATGGTTACTACAGAATGTGCAAAATCTTGCTCTAGACACTTAGCTAAAAAATATGGTTTATTTATCGGGATAAGTGCAGCAGCAAATGTATTCACAGCATTCCAATGGCTACGAGACAACGATAAAAAAAATGCAGTAACAATACTTTGTGATAGAGGGGAAAGGTATTTTAGTTGTTTGTAAAAAATAACTATAGTTTATCTATAGTATAAGTCGTTTATAGTTATATTTATTATAAACGACTTTTTATGCGTATTATAATTTCAGAAACACAACTAAACTTAATTTCAGAACAACTGGATACCAGCCAATTTAAACAAGCTGTTGAGTTAACAGCTTCACAGTGGTACTGGGACCACGTAAGAAAAGAAGAAAGTTTAGAATGTGAAGCTTATGATATTGGTGATGGAAAATGGACAATTGGTTATGGTCATACTGAAGGCGTTAAAAAAGGTGATATTTTAGGTGATGGTAAAAACTGTAAAAAAGAAGCCACTACACTACTAAGAGAAGATTCTACGTATCACGCTAATAAATTAAGAAAAATTTTTACCGACTGGAATAAAAAAGGAATAAACATACTAATAACCCAAGGTATGTTTGACGCTTTATTATCGTTATCGTATAATGGTGGAGCTGGGGGTATAAGAAGGTCTGACGTGATAGCTTTATTAAAAGATTCACAGACCATAGACAAAGATAAAATCCAACAAGCTGCTGACAGTATTAAGGGATATAGAGTTAGCAAGAAATTTCCAGGTCTAGTTAAAAGGAGAGAATTAGAGTACCAGAGATTTATAGAAGGATTGTAAAGTATTTATATAATATGAAAATAGAGATAACAGAACAACAATTAGAACGTATTAATGAGTCACTTTTAAATGAAGGTGGGATTAGAGACATTAACAAGTTAGCACAAAGATACCCTAAAGCTGAAATATATTTTCACCAAGACCTAGATGGTGTAGTATCCGCACTAGGTATGAAAAACTATTTAGAAAATTATGGAATAGAGGTTATTGGTAGTCATGTGATACAGTACGGAGATAAAGAATTTTCTGTTAAAAAACCAGATGCTAGTGGGGACGTAATGCCAGTATTAGTAGATTTCGCACACGGTAAACCAATATTTAAAATTCATACTGACCATCATGACTCACAGGCTGGGGTTGAGGATGATACCGCAACACAATTTAGAGGTGCAAGGTCTAATGTGGAAACCATATCACAAACTATAAGCCCTAGTGATATTTTTAGTAATGAAGATATTATGATGATTAATACTGTAGATTCAGCAGACTACGCAAAACACGATATTGAACCTGAACAAGTTATGAACTTAATTAGGGATTTTGAAAAGGGAGAACAAACATACGAAAAGAAATGGATGTTGGGTTTACTAACTAATAAGTTACTATTGGCTTATAAAAACAAACCAGGGTTCCTAGAAAACCTAGTAATGAACTCAACACCGTCACTAATGAATATATACCAAAACATAAATTCATACGCAAAAGAAAAAGGATTTGCATCTCCAGAAGATATGGCACAAAACCAGGCCGGTTATATTGAATCACAAAAGAAAAGTAAGAATTTAAAATTAGATGGTAATATAATTGTACAATATGGTGGTGGAGCCCTTTTCAAACCAGGTTCCTATGATAGATACACACCATTTAAGATTTATCCAGAAGCTGACTTTTTTGTTATTGCATGGCCAATGGGTTTAGTACAAGCTTCTTGTAACCCATTTAAAAAAGATAGAGCTCTAAAAGGCGTAAACTTAGGTGATATAGCCCAAGAAGTTCTTAAAAAAATAGAACCACAATTAAAAGCACACATGGTACCAATTTCGGTTATTAAAAGAGTTGGGGAAACAAAAGCAGATGAAGATAGTATTGGTTTTAAAACATCAGATTTATTTGCTCTCTATAAAGACAACCTACAAAATATGCCAAATGAAGGTTCAGAATATTATGATATGGCAATTAATATAATTGACGCACCTTGGGATAGTCTAACTGAAAAACAAAAAACAGTCTTAGATAATATAACAGTACCAGCATGGGACGTAATCCAAGCTAACAGTGGGGGTCACAAATGTATAACAAATATTAGTGGTCTTAATTTCTTTAGTAGAGCAACTAGAAACCCAGATGGTAGTTGGAAGAAAAAAGCTGGTAGTAAACCAACTAGATATGTTGAGTTTGTTAAGTGGGTACAAAAAGAATTAGTAAATACGATTAAAAAAACTATTAATCAGTAAACTCTAGAGTATCACCTTCAGACACACTATACTTACCTGACGGAACCTCCAAAACCTTATCAGCTATACCATAGTAAGACTTACAGTTATTTTTATAACAGGGTGTACAATTTCTGTGCACTTTAGTAACTTTACTATTAATGATAAAAATTATGTCTAACGGAATTAAACAATCTTTCATCCAAAAAGACCTCTCCCCTATTTCTGAAAAAAGGAATAACATCCCACCATCTATTTTTTCACGACCCATCATACCAGTACTAATAGCATTAGGGGTTAACATAATTTCCAAAGGGAGTACTTTATTATCTAAATAAACATTCATATTATTATAAATATAAAATGACTCAGAAAACTAAAGAACATATACAAAAAGAAATTAGAGAAATACAAAAAATTCTCACAAGCTTAAAGTTGCATGACTATAAGAGTAAAGAAGAGGTACAAAAGTTGCAACAAAGACTAGATAAATTATTTAATCAAATTGAAAAATGACAAAAATTAAAACAAAAGTTGAATACATCTGGCTAGATGGTAATAAACCAGAACAAACCTTAAGAAGTAAAACTAAAATTGTAGGGTTAAAAAGTACTATTACACTACCTAACCCAGATGATTTACCAGAGTGGTCATTCGATGGGAGCTCCACACAACAAGCTGCAGGTAACAATTCGGATTGTATATTAAGACCAGTTAGAGTTTATCCAGACCCACAAAGAGTAGGGTCATACCTAGCTTTATGTGGAGTATTAGATGAAAAAGGTATTTCACATAGAACAAATGAAAGAGTTGGTTTAGAAGACTTAGACTTTCACCGACACCAAGAAGGATGGTGGTTTGGTTTTGAACAAGAGTACGTTTTAATGAAAGACGGTAAACCACTAGGATTCCCAAAAGAAGGTTATCCGGAACCACAAGGTAAATATTATTGTGGTGTGGGCACAGATAGGGTTATAGGTAGAGAAATTGTAGAACAACACTTAGATGCTTGTATGAATATAGGACTAGATATAACAGGTGTTAATGCAGAAGTAATGTTGGGTCAGTGGGAGTACCAATTATTTGGTAAGGGAGCTTTAAAGGTTTCCGACGATTTATGGGTTAGTAGATATCTTCTTCATAGAATTACAGAAAACCATGGTGTTACAGTTGACTTACACCCAAAACCAGTAGAGGGGGATTGGAATGGTTCCGGAATGCATGTAAACTTCTCAACCAAAGAAATGAGAGAAGTAGGTGGTAAAGACCTAATAGAAGGTATTTGTGATACGTTATCTTTTTATCATGAAGAACACATTAATAACTATGGTAGTGATAATGAAAAAAGATTAACAGGACTACACGAAACACAATCTATAGAAAAATTTAGTTATGGTGTTTCTGATAGAGGTGCTAGTATTAGAATACCAGTCTCCACAGTTCAAAATAACTGGAAAGGGTATATTGAAGATAGAAGACCCGCTAGTAACGGAGACCCCTACAAGATAACAAAGAGATTACTAGAAACTTTAAAAACTAAATTGGAATTAGTAGAATAGTTTAAAAATAATTATTATATTTGTGGTATGAAAAGTCCCAATATTAAAAAAGACGTTAATTTTGTGTTAAAATGTTTAACTAATACAAACAATAATACTATCCATTTTCCGGCTTTACTCAAACTAATACAAAATTTTGAAAAAAAATGGAATGACTTATTAGGTCCAGGAATAGTAGACTTTTACACTAACCTTTTAAATAACAAATACCAAAATGAATTACAACATTGTAAAAGAAATGATAGACCCAAAGGGTAAAAAATCCTATATTTTATTAACAGATGGGTTGTCACAAATATGGGAGGTAAAAACAGAAAAAGAAGCCCAAAGAATAGCCACAATGATGACAGAAAACTCAGATAGTGGTTGGGTTTATAAAATTAGAAAATCATGTGAACGAAAATGAATATACTAAAGAAAAAAACACACAAACACAAATTCAATAGGAGAAGAGCCTTAGAATGTAAATTAATTGAAAAAAGTAAAACTAGTCCTGGATACCTAAAATACGAAGTTACAATCGGAGAAAAGGACGGCACAAAACACACTCAACCAGTATATGGAAAAGATATGCAAAATGCTTTAAGTAGGTTATTGAATACAGAGTTAACTGGTAAGGTTGAAAAAAAATTAGAAACTAATACAGGACTAATATTCTTTGCATGGTTAGTGTTAATGGGTACACCAGCTTTATTTTTTGGGAAAATGAATACACCATGGTATTTAGCAGCTACATTTGGAAGTATTATTATGATTATGGTAGTTGCTGTATTATGGTATAGTTATATTAGAAAAGGAGAATAATATGTTAGACCCTCTAGAAAAAAACGCAGCTTTTAGACTAGCTTATGAATTTATTATAAGTTCTATGGAAGAAGATGAGGTGTTTGAAAATCTAGAATTCGTAAATAAAGACCTACCACACAAAACACTAGACAAACTAATCACTTTTTTTGAAAAAACAGAGGAGTACGAGAAGTGCTCCAAACTACAAAAAATAAAACACACAAGACTTTCTGAGTATTCTAAATATAACTTGTAATTACTTTATATTTATAGTAGTATGTTAAACGAACAGGTAAATAAAAGAGTTGTATACGAAGATGACAAATATGAACTCATCCTTCCCTATAATATTGCATCTATTTGTTCCATAGCACCACAATGGTGTAAGGATGAAAAAGTTAAAGAAGCTACCACAAACGCCTTTAAAACTGGTGGGGTAACCTATATAATCATAGAAAAGGATAAAAACAAAGCAGGGATAGTCCACGACACCAAAAGTAAAATACCCTTAAGATTTGGTGGGGAATATGCCCTTTTTGACCCACTCAGAGACGGAGCATTAAATATAAGTTGGTACCAGAAAAAAGAAGCAAAAGAATTCTTTAGTGACAAACCCGTACTAATAGAAAAACTAAACATACCCTACTCCCTAAAAGAAAGATTAAAATTTGAAATGTCTTTTACTGGAGAGGAAATGAAACAATTTTCCGAAAAGAATGATTTTGCAAAAGCAGTTTACGATGAGATAAGAGGTGTGGAAGGACAAAATCTGGACTGGGAAAAGTTTGAAGGTAACGATAATACTAATGTACATGACCGTAGTTGGTTCTTTGATGATATGAAAGATGGTGAGATAGGAATCATGCCTGATGGAGAAGGAATCTTAATAATTGCTAACGAACAAACTTTCAAGTATAAGTTTTTAGATTTAAATGATGATGATGACTGGGCATATAACGCAGCGATGGGTTATGGCGGTTATTATAATGATTGTGAGGAAATGGATGTTGAGGAAATGAACTATATGAACTCTTATTTAACCCCAGAAAATCGTACACGTCTACAAACCCTAAGAGAGTTAGTAGGAAAACCAAAATTTACAGAACAGGAATTACAATACGACGAAGGAAATGTATATGATTTCCTTGAAAAGTATTTTCCAGTAGAAACAAATGACATGTCTGATGATTGGTTAAATAGTTTAGGTTGTGCAGTCTGGAGAAGTAGAGCAAAAGCTATTAGAGAGGAGATAGATGATGAAAAAACATTTGACTATGATGAAAGTGGAAGAAACACCGAAATGTATATAACATGGAAACAATTATTACAAATTATTGGTACAAAAAGTGTTGAAAGTTTTTATGATTTGGGTGAAATAGAATTAAATGGGTTGCCTGCTTTATATGACGGTTGGTATGATGCATGGGATGTAGATGATGAAGGAAATGATGAGATGAATGCAGCTTTTACAAAAATGTTGGATGATATAGAAGAAGATGGGGTAGACAACATTATGGGTAGAGTTAAAAGAAGTGAAAGCTTTATTAAAACACTTGGTGAACTAGGATTTAAAAAGGCATCAGGATGGAATCCAGGATTCTCAGATAGAACACCAGTATACAATTGGAAAACTAGTGATGGTAAGTCTACTGTATTGGCAAATATA